CTTTTCTGGACACCAAAGAAGTATGTCAGATTCTGGAACTTGTTAAGCTGGGTAGCAGCAGACCTGTCGATCTCGCTGATCCAGCTTAGCTTAGCTGCCCCTGCACGCGCAACTTCTCGCTCACCATATTTTTTGATGATCTGGAAGATGTACGACTGCCTCTGTGGCCAGATCGCATTGACGTTGACCATGCCGTTGTTGGCATAATCACCGTAGCTCGATACCTCGCCATCATGCTCGACAGTCGGGAACATCGCCGTATCGTCGATCCAGGTCCCCTTGCGCTGCTCGCCGAAAATAACGGCGGCCTTGTTCGGGGCGAACAGGATCTGGTACACGAGCGGATCCACCATATTGGTGAAGATCCACGGAACACCAGAATTCGGGTCCGTCTGGATCGCTGGCTGGGCATCCATAGCCAGAGAGACATCTGACGCCCATCCTGCTGGAAGATACGTCTTTGGCTCGACGCCTTCTTCCCAGCTAACGCCTTGCTGGACTAGCCGAGCCTTGTGAGACTCGAAAGTCTGCCTTGCTTCTTGGGGATTCATCTCACGCAAATTCATCTAAGTCGCTCCTTAGCCCAGCAAGTGATCGCTGATTTTGATAAGTTCCCCAGCCAGGCCAGAGGACATAGCCACCCATTTAGTCGCAACATTCGCACCGAGCACAATCGTGCCGCTGGCAGCAGTCGTAGGAGACACGCCGCCAACTGGCGCGATAGGATAACTACCCGCGCTCGGCAGGTTCAATTGCGTCACGGACGCTCCGATAACACCACCAACATTCGCGCCGCTGGACGATACGATCGTCTGCCCAACGACGACACCGCTGCCAGTGCCAGCAAGAATAAATGGCGTTGCAGTCAATGCCGTAGAGGCAACATTCTGCTCGCCAATGCTGACGACATATGTTCCAGCTGCACCGGCAACGCCGGTTAGCTGAGACACGATCAGCGTGTTCGTGGCGACACCGGTTCCCGTAACTCTCGCGCCCAGATAGATGACATTCGTCACCGTTCCAGCCGTGAGAATATTACCGGAAATAGTACCGGTGAATGTAGCCGCAGTGCCGGCTGCGATGGTGGCCGTCGTCAGGGTTGCGCCAGTCGTAGGTGCGCCCGCCCCCGCAAATGTAACGAGACCATTTGCGAAGTTTGCATATGCCGTCTGCCCGACGAAGGCCTGTCCTGCGCCGCTATTCACAACCCAGAAGTCGCCGCCATTCATGAGAGTGACGGGGAACCCAGCCGGAACGAGCATGCTGGCATCGGATAGGAACGCCGTGATAAGCCCCTGCTGCTCGCGATGGACGAACCCGCCCACTGGACCCGAGCCAAAGTTGTTAGCGATGGCCGGAGCGCTGTCTGCGTCAAGCGGCTGGCTAAGCCACGCAAAGGCCCCAACCGTGACGCCGCTCGGTCCTGCCACAAGGCCACCAGGGCCTGCGTCTACCGACCAGTGAAGGTTAGCCGAGGCGAAGTCGCCCGCAACCCCAACCCCAGGAACGGTGTTAACTACCGTTTGAAAATTTCCCATTTGTCGATCTCCTTAAGAAACAACGATGCGATCGGCACCGGGGAACATCTCGGCAAAGCCCTTCGCTCCAGCGGCGTCCTGGGCCACCGACGGTGTTCTGCGAGTAACCGCTCCAGGACGCGGCTGCATTTCAAGAATCATCTTCAAGGCGGACGGATGAACGTCATCCACGCCTGCGACACCGATATTCTTCAGCGCGCGGCGATAGACCTGCTCGGCGCTGTCAAAAGCGATGTTGAGTTCACCAACCCACGGGCGGACTGCATTCTCAGCCTCGCGGATGTCTTTCTGGGTCTTGGTAGCCTGATCAGCAGCCACCTTGACAGCCTTGGCGATTTCTGCGGCCATTTCGTCCTTGGTGACCTTTGGCTCGTCATCGTCCTTTTCAGCATCCATGGCCTTCTTTTTGTCAGCGGCCTTTTTCTTTTTCTTTTCTTCGTCCTCATCATCCCAATCGTCTTCGGCTTCCTTTTTCTCTTCTTTCTCGGCATCCATGGCCTTTTTCTTGTCGGCAGCCTTCTTCTTTTTGTCCTTGATGATCTTTGCTTCCTTGCCTTCTTTGTCTTCCTCGGACTCTTCGTCCTCGGCTTCTTTCTCTTCCATGCCGTCGAGAGCGCCGAGAATTGCGGCCATCCCGCTCAAGCTGGCATCCTTTGCAAGCTTCTCACCAAACTCCTTGGTGATAGCCGCAACAATTCCGTCCTTACGATCGGCATAGTTGTCGGTGGTAACACCTTCGAGGATCGACGCGATGTCGATCTTCTCATCCATTGCAATGCGCGGGCGCAGGTAGGCCACGAGTGCCCCCTGAGCCAGCAGAGCTTTACGGGAAAGCCTCATGGTCATATGCGTATTTCCTTTGCTGTTTGCGCTATCGAAAGCCATATCTACGGCCTCATACATACTATCGCCGACCATAACGTCAGGCCCGGCGCGGCCTTCCTTCACGAGAGCAACGTGGTTTGCGGAAATGTCCCGCATCACGCCGTCGTATGCTTCGCCCTTATAAGTTCCAGGCGTCATGTCTGGAGTGTAGCGATAGGCGCAGCTGAGTTCTTTCTGCTGTCCGTTCTCGATGGCATCGATGGCATCGCGCGACCAAACTACAAGACTGTTTCTCAGATACGTGCCGTCAAATACGGCATCGGTGCCAGTCGAACCGACAGTCTTATTTGGCTTATGATCATCGGCCGACACCGGAACATGCTCAATAAGCAATTGCTTATTGTTGAATGTGCCAGCAGCCTTCTTCAGCTCATCGGGGTGGCGCAGAAGGCGGTATGTTTTATTCGCATCTAGCCCCAGCTGCTGCCAGCCTGGTATTTCGCGGCCCATGTATGGGCAGACATTGGCCTTGCTGATGTTCGTGGTTTCAACGTGAAGATGGCCGTTGGCATCATAGGTGCGAGCAGAGCGCAAATCGAACGCAATGGCATCAATGGCTGTCGCCTCGTGCGCCCTGGCGTCAAAGAATCTGCACCCACCCTCTGGCGCGATCGTGCCTTCGACTATCTCGCACCCGGCAGGATCATCGAAGTGAGTGCAGATAGAGCAATGTGTCTCGCCGTGCTTTCCGGCATGATATTCGGCCTCGTCTTGCGTGTATTTATCGCCCTCGTCATGTCCAGAACCGACGAATTTCTTCCCAACAGATGACGGAATTCCGAGTGTGCTATGCCCTTCTCTGGCGGCCCACATGGCGCGCCTCTGCTTCTCGCTGACCGGTGGATCAGTCGCAAGTTTCGTTGCAGCTTGAGGCATCGGCTTATGAGAACCCTTTGATTACCGATCGTGATACGCATCGGCAATTGATAAGCTGCCCTGGCAGAACCCATTCATGCTCGTGCGGATCGAACCAGCCCTTGCGGACGTCGTAGCGCACACGATCGCGCCCAGCTTTCACATGACTCGGGCGTGGATGCTTGCCTCCACCGCTATGCAGCCATACGGCTTCGGTAACGCCAACCTCGACTTGTCGGACGCGGGTTAGTGCAGCTGTAGCTTTGTTAGATTGATCCCTGGCGATAAGGGCGGCCCTATATTTGGCTACGCCGAATTGCCGCTGGATATCTCCTTGCAGTTGCTTCAGATCGCGTCCTGTCTGAACCGAGCGCAGCACGGCTTGCTCTACCTGATCGAGATAGCGAGCCGGAATGGATCGGATTAAGGCTACATTCTGAGCTATGGTTGAATGCAGAATCTCTTGCTGTGCTGGCGTTGGATGCCATTCAACCGACATGCCACCCTTCTTAAGGATCGATCGAAGCACAGCGTCAGATCTCTGAGCTGTTGTTTGCGCAAAGTACGCTGCCAGTTCCTGCGCCATGGCGTCAAACCTGGCCATCCACCGGCCAAACTGCTGGCGCAGCATATGCAGGAAGCTTTCAACCCTATCGTCCTGGGCTATTGGGGGCGGCTCGCGTTGATAGTCCGAACTCACACGGCCAAGAACCGCCGTGTGCATCTGCCCTATTGCCAGTAACAGCCGGCGCCGGTATTCCATCTCGATGCCGACGTTCGGATGAACAGGACGAAGAACCTTCTCGTTCTTACGATACACCTTATTCCGCAGCCTCGGCCTTAAATCGACTGTCTGCTATCCCCTTAGAGAAAACATTCGGCGTCTTTGTTGCTTCGGCTAGCGCCATGTCCGGATGCTCTGGAATATCATCCACATCTATGTTTTGATACGGAGAATCGACTTCCGCAGCAATCCGCTGCCTAACTTCAATGGGTGATAGTACGCCTCCATCAAGAAGCAGCGTGTCCGTTTCAGCTTCGATCTTTTCAATCTCGGCCAATTCTTTTTCATTCATTTCCTCAAGGGGCTGGAACTCGAATGTGATGTCCTCGTCGACGTCGCCCAGTTCGCTGAGCATGACGAACCCAAGCACAGTGTTGAGCGGCGTTCTGAAATACGCCTCCTGCGCCGCGCTGATCATATCGCTAAATGTCGTCAACTCGCCTTCAGATGAAGCATTAAGCCCAGATGGCTGAATGCCAAGTAGCTTTACAACCGGAATGCGGGTGACGCTGCACATATGCTCTTGCGCTTGAGCTTGCAGCGCATCAAGCCCCCCGAGCGGCACGGCCACATTGAAGAACTCTTCCGTGTCCTTATCCAGCGCCATGACCCCGTTGTTGTCGCGGCATCTATCGAATATGGCGAGACGCTTGAATAGTTGATCTCCGTCCGCGTTCAGGCTTTCCGTGAGGTTGGTTAATATCCCGCTCACCGAGAACCTGTGAAGCACATCAGATACATCCTGCCGCGCACGTAGCCAATTGTTCACATACGGCTTAGCGAGCTGTGTCATAGATAGTCCGCCGAACGAATAGGCCGGCTTTAGGATATCTGAGACTTCCCGCTGAATGAACACTGGGAGGCGCGAGACATGCACCTCTTTGCCCATCACAAACCAAGTGCTTGGCTTGTACCAATTAGGCTTTAGCGGATCGGCTGTATCGTATGATGTTGGATAGCACCATACGGCCTCGACAGTCGTCAATCTCTGCAGAGATCCCTTCTTGACTTTTGACTTGCTGATGCCATCCCAACCATTGCCAATTGGCGTCTTAAGCTCTTCTGGGTCGTCAGTTGTCCCAAGATCAAAATAGAGATGCGCGCGACCGAAAAAGCCATCTTGCGTCGCTATGCGCCTGAATATGTCCCTGACGTTGAATTTTTCAAACGCCTCTTCGATCTTCGCGATCTTGGCAGCCTTGTCGTCGTCGCCCTTGGATCGTAACTTGAGCCATTTCCGCGTCATTTCGGTGGCGATCGTCTCACTGATGGTGCGATATTCAGCCCTCTGCGAGAGTTCGGCAAGATATGGATAGCCGAGAAATACTTCTCCCTCGGCAATAATAGAGCCTATTGACGAACCCGCCCAACCTGTGAATGATGAAATATTATCATCCATCGCCATTGAAGGAGCGCCGGACGGCACAACGCCAGGCGGCGGATCCGCTGGCCTGAATGTGTCTAGGAATGCTTTAGGACGAGCGCCAAATTTCCTTACTGCCGCATCAGTAATTAGCGATGGACGCTTTTTTCTTCTAACGGGCTTAGTGGCTGCCATGAGGCATACTCATCCTCTCAAGCAGCCGATCAGAGATATTCCAAGGCGACTTGGCTTCGCAAAGATAATTAAACGCACGCGAGCAGCTATCGACCTGATCGTCGTGCTTGCCGAATGGAAAATATCGCATCTCGGCAATTAACCCATTGTTCCACTCGCCGTGAACCATGCTTACAGTTCCCATGTTCACTTGCGATGCAAGCGGCTCAGCTCTCGTAACCTTGTCGCCAGATTCAAGCGTTGCAACCACAGGAAACCCGGCTAGGGCACGCGTCAAATAAGCGACTTGGGATTTACCGGCCTGTCCGGGGTCCTGTGGAAGGGATATCTTGATCTTCTTGCCATCCCGCATGGCGGTAGCTACAATTGATTTCTCGACGTCATCAGGTCGGCCCTGTAAGCGCACAACATCGGCAATATATGTATGGCGTGCCGCATCGTGACCCATAAGAGTTCCCACAGACCAGTCGCCATCCTCATGTGTCGCAGCTAGATCCCATGCGCGAACCCATTTCGTGACGCCCTGCGTATTGTCCTGATAGGTAATTTCGTCTGGCTTGAAGAGACCGCCAGCCACAGGCGTCGGCCTCTGCATATATTGACCGGCGAACGTATAAGGCGAAGCTTGCTCCATCTCGTGAAGCCGTTCGATCGAATGCATCTCTGGCCATAGCGCCGTACCGTCCTCGCGTATGGCGGGCAGAACGATGGACTCCCATTCCTCGCCATTTCCGCCATCCATTAGCCAGCCGGCGAGATCCTCCTCGTGCAGCCTCTGCATCATTAGGATGATCGGCGTATCGGGCGAATTCTTGCGGCTTTCCAAGGTTGTCGGGAACCAATCTAGAACGCTCTTCCTGACTAGATCAGACCGTATTTCCTCAGCTTTATGCGGATCATCAATAATGATCGCCCCGCCAAAGCCTTCCCGCATCTTACCAGCGCCGTAGCCAGTGATCGTACCGCCAGAGCCAACCGCATATACGCACCCACCTTCCGTCGTGCGCCACTCATGCTTAGCTGCGCTATCGGCCCGGATAACCGCGTTAGGGAAGATCTCTTGGTACCCCTCGCTTGAGACTATCTCACGAGCCTGCCAGGCAGCCTGTGTTGCCAAATGGCCGGAATACGAGGTGTATATGAATTCAGCATCAGGCACGCGGCCAAGAGCCCACGTTATGAAATTAACTGCCACCAATTCTGTCTTGCTATAGCGCGGCGGTATGTTGATAATGAGTCGACGACACTCTCCCCGAAACACCCGCTCGAGGGCGGCACAAACAATTTTGTGATGAGCGGCGCGTCGCCAGTTGTACTTTCTACGCTGTAGAAACATGTACCGAGCGTAGAGATATAGATCCCCTCGCGCCATTGCGGCGGCAATTTGTCTGTCTTCGTCATCCATTTTTCTTTGCGCGTTGGACACGCTTCCGTTCGGCGGCCGTCTTTGCTATGCCAGTCTTTGGACGGCCACGCTTTTTCGTGACATCATGAATTGTCACACTAATTGCCTTGCGAATTTCCGTGACATCAGGCTTGGCAATAGGCGCAGGCGCGTTGCCGAGTGCCCGCTGCATGAGCGGCGAAAGTGGCAATCCTGGCCTTGGATCTTCGTAAGCCATATTCAAGCCATCAAAAAAGCAAAGGCGACTATCGCTATAGCTACATATATGTCTGATATGTCCATAATTGCCTGCTTAGATGTCGCTCGCGATCTTCTTGGCCCGTTCCTCGAATTCTTCAGGCGTCATCGATGAGAGACACACCGGGCCACCTTCCGGGCCTAAATGGGTGTGCTCCTGCTTGTCGCCGTATTTCTTCGGTGCCAGCTTCGCTGCCCGCCATTGCATCGAGGATACAACCACTCTCGCGGCGGCAGGATCAATCCGACCTTCCAGCACGCCGTTTTCGATATCAGTCATCTTGTCATGAGCGCCATCGGCCTGGGGAATGCGCGCGCGGGCGCACCTGGTTGCAAAATCCTCGTTCTTCGCGTTCCAGCGCATCATTGTATGCCGGCTTGGCATATCAGGGTCGGCTTCGATCTGATACATGCTCTCGCCTTCGATGAGGCGTTCGCATATCCTTTCGGCTAGCTCTTCGGTGTATTCGATAGGTGGACGGCCTGGGCCACGCTTTGGTGTGTGGGTCATTTGGCTAGCTTGACATCATCATGAGGAAGTGGTGCCCACCCTCCTTTTGGCCACTGCCACGGCCTTATATCCCAAAGCTGGAATGGATACAGACGCCCATGTCCTACAATCCGTGAGGCAGGCCACTCTTGCTCCGCTTCATAGCGCTTAAATGGCCTACCACGGGACGAGGATTTGCGAGGCTTAATCGCCTTTCCAAACCATTGGGATCGCAAGGATTTATAAATCATTGGCTTAGCAGGTTGGGTTAATCCGGGAGAACATATCCACTGGGTGGTCGATGCTCGTATCCCAGCGGGCATTAGGTGGCGTTGCTGGCCCTGGAATAGTGCGGAAGCCTTTTTTGGGCAGATAAATTACCTTCCCGCTGCACCGTTGGCATTTGCATACGTCGGCGTGTTCATCACGCATTAGCCCTAATCCTCGTCATCATCATGATGGTGATGGCGCCAATGGCGGTGATGCCAATAGCGATCGTGATCGCCGTCCTCATACCGATAGGGATGGTAATCGTGGCGCCAATGATGATCGCCAAATTCGACATGGGGCGGAGCGATGACGATCTGGGCTATGGCTCGCGACAAAGTTACGCCAAACGATAGCGTTAGCGCGGAGGCGAACATAACGGCTTTCATAGCTGAATTCATCTAATGTTCCTCATGTGCATTTGCGTTTCTCTCAAGCTCTCGCAATTCGGCATCGCATAGCGATTTGGCTAGGTGGCATTTCATTCTAAACTCAGCCCGCATCATGCGAATACCAAGATCGCACTGTTCCTGCCAAGCTGCAACTGTGCGGTTATATCGTGCCTCAATCTCCATTCTCTTGCGTGTGTCTGGAAGACTGGAAATTATCACCGCCTCTTGGCTCATGGCATAATGTCTGCGATAGGCGTTGCCCATATCATAGAAGTGCCCCGCTGTCCTTGCGGAGCAGCATAAACCGCAGAAGAGGTATGGGACGCCGTAAATATCAACACGCCAATCGTAGTAACGAGCATAGTGGCTGAGATTACAGCAGCGACAATGCCAAGTATATTTTGATTCCCACCATGCTGCACGGTTTGTGAACTAAATGTTTCGGCTTTTAATCTAGTTGACCCTAAGTCCATCCCCTCGATGCGGGTCAGCCTGTCTTTCAAATCTCCGATCTTGTCGTCAAGCCCTTTGTTGGCAGTTTGGATCGCTAGTCCAAGCGCATCCATCTGCTTTGTCATCGCCGTTTCTGACTTGCCCGTAGCCAGAGCAAACGAACGGTTCTGCTCGGCGACGGCTTCCTTGGCGGCTTGCAACGCGGCATCAACAGCGATCTTCACGCCCGCTGCGGTTTGCTCGGTGCGCGTATCCCGCTCGGCGAATTGAACGCCGATAGATTGGAACTTCTCTTCGTGAAGATATTTTAGCTGGATTACCTTTTCATCTGTGATGACAGAAAGGCGATCGTACATTGTCGGCAGCTTGTCGACCACTTTGTCCATAGCATTAAGGCGCGTCTCGATTGCGTCCTTGAGGTCTTTAATGGCGATGTCCGTATGCCTATCACCGACAGATTGGACCGCGACGATCCGAGTATCAAGTCCGTCAATACGAGCGCCAATCGTAGCTAAGCTGCCGTCTAGCTTACTTTCAATAAGCTCGCGGGCGTTGGAGATCTCCCGTAAGAGCTGCTCCACGGTACGCAGGGTCGGATCTGGATTAGGTGCAGACCACTGTTGGTGGGGCATGTCTTCTGGCGTCATCGCATCCCCCCTACTTACAATCGCCGCTCCAGTTCTTGTCGCCGAGCTTGCACGGTTTGTGCTCCGTCGCTTTGGAGAGACCGGTTTTCTCATGCCCCCACCAACCAGGGTAATGGCGCTTTACCGGCTGTGCGGCAGGCCATGGCCTGTCCCCTATTCCGACATAATCATGCTGGACAGAACACAGGCCGTGTGGATCGCAAAGCCACATGTCTGCGGCTAGAAAAACACCAAAGATCACTGACAACGCCAGGAATATGCCGACAGCCACCACGGGCTGGAGCAGCGCCATACGCTATAATCGGTGTAGCTTCCATAGACGTCGGAGACGCAGGTAGCAGGTTGATCGTTCCACTGCAGATAACTAGCAACGCCACTGTTGCACTGCCAGTAGTAGCCTGGTCCTTGAAGTGGCGCATTACGCCCTAACCAGCCAGCCGCAGCCGGGCCGGTCATCGAGAAAACCGCAAGCGCGGTTAGCGCTGCACCAAGAGTATATTTAATCATTCTGGTTGCTCCACACTGGTGCCTTGCTCCGGAGGAGCTTCATGGCTGTCAGCCGATACCACCGAGGTTTTCGGCAGCGAGTCGAGATCCGCCTGCTTCGGCGGCAGTCCCTTAGGGCGCGCCTTCTGATCAGGCATATTCGCCTTGTCATCGCATGGAGCGTTGGTGCCGCCATGGTCGTCGTGACTTTTCATTGGCTTGAGATCATCCGCAAAGGCTGCCGACGTAGCAAAATAGAGTAGCGTAACAAACAGAATTCGCTTCATGTTTACTTCTCCTAGTGTCCTACCATCGATCGCATCGCGATACGCTTGGCAAGCTTCTTCACGTCATGGATTGGGATCACAACCCATATCTCGTGTTCCTTTTGATATGCATATAGTTCATCACGTATCATATCCTGGAGATCAGCTTTCATGATACGAACTTGCGGATGAACCTTAATAGGCCTCTTGTCTTTCGGCATTAGAACTTCGGCAATCTTAGGTTGCCACTAGACGCGCCGCCAACTGCACCGCTCAACAGCACTACAATCTCGTAGGCCACATAAAGCAGGATACACACCAGGATCACAACCAGTACAATCCTGATAAGCGTCATGAACGGTTCGCCGATGTATGGCGATGCCAAGGCCAGCAATTGCTGCAATGCCCACCATAGGACGCCACAAATCACCAGTGCGGCGATGATGGTAAACGCTGCCATAATCATTTAGATTCTCCACGCAATTAGCAGGATTATAAGAATGAATGTGATGAGTACTATGATTGACATGGGTTAGTCACACACCCACTCGCCATATTCCCAGCATGTTGGCCACCACACTCCGCCGCGCCAGCCGCCGCCATGGTGATGGCGATAACCACCGCCGCCATGCCATTCGCCCTCGCCCCCAATGCCAGCCACCACCCATGTGACCACCACCAGGATGCCAGCCACCTTCATGACCGCCTCCGTGATGCTCTCCGCCACCCATATGACCGCCTTCATGACCGCCGTGCTCGTTGGCACTAGCAGTTATGCCAAATGGCATAGCGCTGATCGCTAATGCGAAAAGATAGATGACAATAAGATTACGCATTCCGTACTCCCTAAGATGTGACGTTGCAGTCTTCCTGACGATCACGCATATAATTATCCCACAGGCGTTCTAGATCCGGCTTATTCCCGGCCCATTCAATTACGCCATACTGATTAGTCTTTAGGTCGGTAATTGGATTGAAATCGTTATCAAGTAGCACTCGCCATCGCCAGTTGTATCTCCTATCGCACTTCCGACCATGATAGGGATGTTCGATCGTCTGGTGGCAAAACCCTAGTTTCTTATTAACCTGCGCCAAGGCGCGAGACTCCCACGCCTTTAGGAATTTCACATAGTCTGCGTTAATCCCATGTGGTAAGGACGCATTAGATTTGCCGATCAGCGCAAGAGCCATATGGTGATCGGCAGCACCGCACGCTCCGTATTCAAACAGCCCACCAATGCGGCCTAGCACGCCAAGCTGCCATGCCCAACAATAGCCAGGGTGTGGATAGGCGTATGGGCTATTGGTTAGCGTTAGCGTGGTAGGATCAAACCTAGGAATAACCTTGCTGCCCTTGTGATAGAGCGACGCAAAGGATTGGAACGACGCTAAATGTTCGTCATTCGGGCCGAGATCGTAGCATGTCTTCCATGGCTGGATGACCGGATATAATTGCAGATCCTTGAGTGCCTCGTGCGCCCAGCCGCTTTTACGAAAAATTATATCGGCGTCGAAAAATGCAACATAATCAGCGCAGTGTGGAAGACGTGACATCCCTATATTTAGAAGGTTCTCTTTCGACCACGCCATCGTCGTAGCGCGCACCGGCACATGGGTGATGCGCTCATGCTCACCCATGTCGTCTAGTTCATAATCACCTGCACCATACGCACATTCTACTATCGTGATGTCTACCTGCGGTTCGCTAAGCCATGATCCAATAGCAGCGCGCGTCAAAGCAATGCGCGATTTCCAGCGTATCGGGTTGGACACGGCCGTCACAATGTGCAGCTTTGCGTGTCTCATATGAACCGTCTTCTCGTGTTAGTGAACTATCTCCGAAGCCGCATCAAAAAAGACTGACGACGGCAGACTAGCCTGATCGCAACTAGAATCTTCTGGACACGGCACAACTGGATCAGGCGCAAATATCATATGCAGCGCACCAAACATAATTAAGCCTAATCCGATCCATATAGCGTCACTTGGGCGAGGGGCGCGTATCTTCATGCGTCAGCCCTATCCGGTATTTTCGTAAGCATCTCCGTGAATACGCTGATATTAGTCTTTACGCATGGCCGGAAGCGTTCAGGATGCCATGTTTCTTCACTTTGGGTTACATCGCATTTCGGCAGCCATATGTTTTCTAGGCGCACGCCATAACCGGTTGGCGTATATTTCTCATGCTCCACAACTTCACGGATCGTATAAACATTCTTCTCCTCCAGCATATGAATATACCAATTATTGGCGCCCGGTATTATGCGCGCGTTCACGCACACGACCTGCTGACCCGGATAGAAGGCCATCTTGCTTCTCGCTATTTTGGTCCGAACAAAGCAGTAATAATCAGGCCGAACATAACCGAGAATATAATATGAAAATGCGAGTGCACCCAGTCAACCATGTCTGCAACGACGTTTAAGATTGCGTCCATGATGCTAGCTCGTTACAAGTCGTCATCGCCTGGTTCTACACAGTGCCATTTCGTCACAGTGTACCCCGGATGATCATGCACCCATCCAGCGATAGATTCTTCCGCGACGCTTTGGCAAGTCTGCACACTCACATCGAACGGTAGTCGAACATCATGGCATGCGCCAGAAAAACAAACCGTAACTAGTAGGATCACACTTTCCATCATGCATACCTATGATGTGAATGACGCCGGTGATGCCGAGAATGTGCATAGCGCACGTGATGCCGACCGCGCAGACCATGCCAAATCTCGCTTGAGAACCCGCCATGAGCAAGCCCCCAGCGCTTCATAAATCGGATTTGGGCCGGGACTGAACTTGGGTTTCTAGCATTCAAGCCAGTCTGCCTGGTAAACACTTCCCCCATTCCAGCTTCCCGATTGCCTCGGGTATTATGGCGTCCACCATAATGCAACTGAAATGGCCCGAATGATGACCCATGATTGCCAATATAGCAGCGGAAGCCTTCTGTGTGGTAAACCTTTAGAAGCTGCTTGGTCTGTTTGCCACCTATTTGCTTAATAATCGCTGTCCGCGATATATCAATAACATGACATACCGCGTTGGCGTTGGTTAACGGCAAGAATCCGAACGCAATTATAGCGATGATTAGTGTCGATCCCCATCTCATCACACCCCCCTATATCAGCAACAACAACCCGCTTTCCAACACCGTTATACGGTTATATGTATGTTGATCTTAGTAGAAACAGGCCACTCTTCAGCTCATATTGGCCGCCAGAGAAGTCCAGACGCGCTTCGTAATAATAAGCACCAGGCGTCAAAGTCATTGTATCGGTAGGTAGGATATCTGCGTCTAGGTACCACTGGCCAGCGATAAGCGACGTAAAGCGAACATTAGAGCCGCCCGTGTTCCGATCGAAAATAAACGGCTGCCCCGCATATGGCGAGATCGCGAAATAGCCCGTCGAGAACGGCGGCAACAGCCAGTTACAGTTATTATCTCTGATCGAAATTCTGATAGTTACAGTTCGATTTGCGTACACTAAGAAATCGCAAGAACTAAACGGCGCGGAGACCTGTGACATGAATCATGGCCCCTGTCTTAAATTCACACTGCCATTTAGAAGTACGATCTTCGTAACGGAGCCCTGTAGTAAGATGATAAACGCCGGTATGTATTGTACCAGCGGATTGCTGTTGTTACCGAGTACTGGCGCCGGAGGCGGTGGTATCCAAGCTTCCAGTACACCAGTTTGCCATGCCGGCGGTATGCCAAATGGCGGGTTGCTGACCTTCACCCCTATGGTGACGGCGGGGCGGCGCAGTTGCGGCTGTAGGGCCGGCTCCCAGGCTGCCAGGATGCTATCTAGCCGTTGCGTCCATGGCATATGTGGCGCTGAGAGTAATGGCGCTACCTGGACGCGCGAGACCAGCGCAGTATCTTGCGACTGCCACGATGCAAGCAGCGTCGAGAGCAGCGCGGATCGATTCGAAAGGACGGGCGCCGCTACCTGCGGAATGAACGACTGACGCTGCGGTAGTAAGTCAGCCGGCGTCCATGCCGGCAAGATAGCTTGGTGCAGCCTGGTAAATGGCTGGCTTGGCGCAACAGACTCAGCAGTCGCATTTACATTGCCATTTACAACCGGCGCAGGTGGCGGCGGAATCCACGCCGCTATTATCGCGTCCAGCGTACATAGGCTAGACGGTGGCGGGTTGTTAACGGCTACCGATAATAAGGACGGGTAGTTATTCCGCGCAACGATTGGCGCGGGATCTGGCGGTCTCCATGAGACCAGAACCGTATCGACTTGCGCCTGTGCGTGTGGCGTGACTATCTGCGGTGTGAAGAATCCTTGGACTTGATATCGCGGGAAGTATGGGCGTGGATCTGGCGGCAGCCACGAGACCAGCTCCGCGTCGATCTTGTGCGCTGCTACCGGCGGGTTATTGACCGCAACGGCTAGACTTGAGGGCGGAAGAAGATCGGGTAGAGGTGGCTGTGGCGGTGGCGGAATCCACGCCTCTAGAACGACATCGAGCGTCGCATGCGAATACGGCGGCGGCGTCGTAATAGGAACGTTCGAATAGAACGGGTTTAGCTTCGTCCCGACAGGCGCTTGCGGCGGCGGCGGAATCCACGCGGCTTCGACAACGTCGAGCCATTTCGGCGGAATCCCAAATGGCGGATTGTTGACCGCAACCGCCTCGAAGGCGGGATTCAGATTGGGCGGTAAAGTCGGTAATTGAAATACTGGCTGCCAGGCAACTAGCTCGGCAAGGTGCTGGGCCGGCGCAGGAACAAACGAAACGATCGGTGCAACTTGCGGCGCGAATCTCTGTGTCTGGATCGCAGGGTCACCTGGCGCCCAAGATGCCACGATGGCTGATTGTGTGGCGCGCGCTGTCCCTGCGAATGGCGGGTTATTTGCAGCAACCGCTTCAAAGGCGGGGTTGAGCTGCTGGTTGACGATAGGCTGTGGCGGTGGCGGAATCCACGCCACCAGAACCGAGTAGAAGTCCACCGCTGAATAGGGCGGCGGCGCACTAACAGGCGTCCCTTGCGGCCGCTTGGCATTCGTCAGCGGCGCTGGGTCAGGCGGGATCCAAGCATTGAGGATGCTATGCAAGTCGCATAGCGCAGCAATTGATGTCGGCGGCTGGTCAACCTCTACGCCAAGCGCTGTGATGGCACCTGCGACGAAGACAGGCGGTGTTGGCAGCCAACCGATGAGAACTGTGTCGAGGCTAGCTTGCGGACCGCTTGGCAGAAAGATGGCCGGCGGTGTTGGCGGAGCAAGCTTCGGCCCGAGAATTGGTCCATGGTCGGACGGCAGCCACGAAATTAGGATATTGTATAAATCGACGAGCAGCCCCGCACTCGTCGGCGGGTTCGGCACCACCAAAAGCGCCGGGTTCAGCGGCTTTGGAAGTGTCGGCAATGGGTCGGCTAGCGCCCAGGCACTAAGGACGCTGTAGAAATCGGCGACGCCGCACATCGACAAAGGCGGCTGGACGGGCGGAGCCGATATGGCCTGGACTAGGAAGCTTGGCGGCTCGAACGGCTGGTTACCGCCAATGAAGGTATAAACCCACTCGTCTGGCTGGGTCGTTATTTCGTCAACAGACGGGCCAGGATAATTAACCTGGGCAGGCTGCTGTAGCGTCGCTGCGCTCACCTTGACGCCAAATGGCTGGGCGCCAATGAAAGCGTATTGCCACGGATCTTGCTGGCGGACAATCTCGCCATATGCCGAATTTTGCGCCAATGACGGCGGCGGAATCGGCAGGTACTGCGGGACGTGCGGCAGCGGATCGGGCTGCGCGTTCCACCACGTCCAGACCGGCATCATCGGCGTGTCGGTGCTAGCGACGAAGGTAACGACAGGCGGCGCGGCAAACGGCGCCATGAAGCGCCGGGGGTTAGAGATGAAGGCATAGGGCGCCATGTCAGGCACCCAGGCGGCTAGGATCGTCTGGTTATTGTCCAGCTCATCGTTATTAGTTGTCGGCCGGTCTACCTCGACTCCTTGCGAGGTCTGGGCTTTGAATAGCTGCTGAGTAACCGGCTGTTGCGGCCACGTGCCAAGGATGACTTGAAGGTTATCGAGCGAGGACGCAACCGAGAATGGCGGATTGTCCGCCTCGACACCCTGCGAAGTCTGTGCCGCCTCCAATACTGTGAAGGGCGGCGGTACCCACGCGCTGAGAATTGAGTCGATAGGCTTCGGATGGCGGCCGCTTAGAGTGCCGAGGTCAGATGCGCCAACCGCATAAAGGCCACCGCTCGTCGGGACAGGCGCGCCGAAGAAATCGACAGTACCCGTGACGATCGAATAAAGCGAGTTTAGATTCTGTCCGGCGCCAAGGACGGGCGAGCCCGAGCCAGGCATGTAGGATTGCTGGAGGGAGCCAGGATTGTAGCCGCCTACCCCAGTGGGGCCGGTACCCGGCGCCGCAAAGCGAGGATCAACTGCAAGGTGCACATCAACAGTGGCGATTTTCTCTTGGCCAGTCGCCGTCTGCCAAGATGCGAAGGTCGTATAGGTTGTCGAATTCCAGCGTATCGAGAATGTGCCGGTGTTATAATAATCGTTTCCGACAACAACGAGACTTGACGGATTGCCGTCATTCTCGAAATTTACAATTAACGGAACGTTGCTAGTCGAATAGAATATATTATTGGCGATACGACCGGTATTGGTAGATATGTGCGCGCCGCCTAGGGCGAGCAGGCCGCGACCTGCACTGGCATATACCGTGTTGTTGTAAATTTCCGATGCTTGAGCGCGGGTGCTATCATTGCCGAGCGAGATAGAGCCGCCAATAGTGGCGCTATCGTTCTGACTTATGCAGAATCTAATAACCTTATTTGTGTCTTGTAGGATCGTCGAGTCGTCATAGGTATAGAGCTGATACCCAGCACCAACATTATCGTGAGAATAGCAGTACTGGATGACGGCATTCTGTAGGCCGCCATCAAGATCGAAGCCATCACCGTCAGCCGTAGACCCAGTCTTATTGCTGTATGATTCGCAGAATTGAATCGTGCAATTTGTGGCGTCGGCCACCCAAATACCGACAGGACCGCCACTCGCAAAGTTTCCATTCGCACCATTATCGTGCGCAGCACAAAACTGGATTAGGACGTTATTTGACTGGGTTACGGTTATTCCAGAACCGACCCAGTTCGTCGCGCCCGCCTTGCCGGCGTGATTATAGGCCAGACAGTTCTGGACGGTTACATTATAGTGCGACGCTCGCCCGTTTAATAGTAGTCCATAGCCTGGAGCAGAGGCAACGTAGATGCCAGACGAACCATTCCCACCGCTATAATTACCAGTACAGTCGTGGACGGTACACCCGTCAATAAGGACACCACTGAACCCAGAAGTTCCTGTGCTTCCAGAAACTAAAATTCCGTTTATGCCAAAGCCACTGACTGTGCAGCGGAGAACCGAGATCCCAAAGAGTGTCGTATTGCCAGCTTGGCTATTGTCGAACTGAACGCCGTTGGCCGTGTTGGTGGTTGTGCTCGTCCCCGTGAAAATTAAGTCTTGGACGGTGATGCCGCCCATGTTCTGGGCAAGAAATCCCGCCCCTGAGCCACCTGCGATCGTCGCATTGCCCGTTCCGAACGAGCCGAACACAAGAGGGTTGGCAGTCGTTAGGCCGTTGCTCGGAGTCAGCGGCCCAGTGAACGATTGGCCGCCTTGGAATAGAACCTTTGTGCCCGGAACTGCCCAAGTCTGCGCATTGACCTTGGTGACAGTCTGCCATGCCGTCGCCGGGGTTAGGCCGTTGTTGGAATCGCTCCCGATCGATGAGTCAACATAGTAGGTTCGTGCGGGCGGCGATGCCGATGGCTCAGTAAAGAATTTAAACGGTTGTACAGGCGTAGAGCCGCCGGGGACAAAGGGCATAGCGGCTCGCCCTTTTTGCTAGTTCAGGCTTTGCAAGCAAACGATCTGCGGCGTCATGGCAGCCGCCGTCACCGAGAAGGTCATGCAGATTTGGAACCCGCCAGCTGTTGGGTCGCATGCGGCGGATGCCGCGCCACCAAACGTGATCTGCGTTCCCGAGCTGGCCGTGGCGACGGCGCCTGGCCCAATAAACGATCCCCTCGCTACAAATGTCGAATTGGTACCCGCGAGCCCGACAGCACGGCACATCATGAGCGCGCTTAGGAACCATGGGCCGGTCACTGACGGAACGTAATTTTGCGTCAAGCTGGCGCCTAGCGACACGGTAGTACCTACTCCCCAGCAAGGGGTGATAATCAGCGTGCCAGCTGCCGGTGTCGTAATGTCTCCAGCCGCCGTCAGGCGCCAGACTTTACCGGGCCGCACATCAGCCGCCGGGATAGCGATCTGCGACGTGTTAAAGAAGAGCACCTGAATCGAAGTCGCGAAATTTACTACCGCATTCGCGGAATTGAGAGGCTCATTTGGAATATCGTCGAAATATTGGCGGGACATATAATCACTCCTTTAGATTAAGCAACAGTCCCGTCCACGATCGTAAGTGACTTTTCATAAATTAAATTCACATCTAGAAAGCCTGGGCTACCAGATCCAACTCCAGATAGTCCGTTTGTATCATTATCAGCCGCATAAACAATCGTGAGCGTCCACCCGTGAAAACTATAAGTTCCACTAGGATTGACAACATCTAATGACGGCACGGCAACAGAATCTGGTTTTGTTGGCGCGATATCCCTAATGTCTATTGTCAAAGTCCTAAATACTTCTCTAGGTGATATAACTGGAATTTCCAAATGAATAGTAATAATAATAGAACTGCTCATTTTATCTAGCTCCTAATTCAGCGCTTCGAGGGTCACGATAGTGATCAAGATAGACCCTGCTACTGCAGAATTGATCGAAATCTGCGCGCCTGCGATGTTTACTGTTGCGATATCAAAAGTCACCGCCGACCCGCCGCCCATTGGCTGAATCCATGTCTGTCCAGCGGTACCTGTCGCAGGCGCAATAAATAGTCCGTTGCCGACGACCGAAGAGTTTGCGCCCCCTCCAAGACCTAGGGTGGCGCATTTCCAGTACGCTTCAATAATGAAGACGGTATTCGTTTCACTACCTGGCGTGTTGTAGGTGGCTGGGCCGCCGACGCCAAGGCTCGGGCTCGATAGAAGTTGCCCCCACCGCTGAGTAACGATCCAAGCTCCCGTTACGCCTGTCGTTACTATGCCGCTCGCCGTAAGCTTCCAAACCTTCCCTGGCCTAACGTCGGAGTTTTGAATCGCAATCTGACCAGCTGGAAAAAGAATCGTGTCAGTGCCGGCGGCCAACGTCACCGAAGCGTTGTTTATCGCTAGCGGCTCGTTGACGAGATCCCTGAAATAAGTCCGACTCATGCGTCACCCATACGACCAGCCTATGACGCTGTGTAGGCCAAATGGCGGGTTATTGGTGGCCGGGACAACAGGCGGGTTGAATGTCCCGTAAAGGCCGCCGGTGGAATTGGTGAATGTATTTGTGCCTGTGAACGTGGATGGGAGGGTTGTGTTGCTCCCTCCTGTATCGTACCAGTTTATGTTGCTCGGCTGCCCCGTATCGTTTTCGAACGATGGGCTTACTGTCACCGGCAAGATTGCAAACCAAACCTTTGTACCCGATGTTATTGTCGGGTTGGTCGTCATTGCGAAGGTGTTCCACCCAGACGCGAATGTATTAGCTGCGCTCGTCGCCAAGAGGGCAAGGGGTTTATTAGACCCATTATCTGAGTAGACGCCTAGGAAATTATTACCCCCAGTTGCACCATTCGCCCAGTAGGAAACTGATTGAAGAACGCCTGTCGATGGCATCGTGTATGGGCCGCCGCCAAAGAAGCAGGAGCCGGTGCCGAGCGCGAAATTAGTGCTAGTCGGGACGGTTGTGTAGCCAACATTGAAGGACATCAGAACCAGCCGATGTGCTTCGAGCCCCGCGCAATGGGAGGTGGCCCAGGCGGCGGGATGAAGGCAGAATCCGCCCCAATGCTAGACCCGTTCTGAAGTGCCCTGTTGCCGAAGAAGTCGATAGCCCCGACGTTGATACTGTAAAGCGTATTCAGGTTTTGCCCAGCCCCAAAAACTGGCGAGCCAGACTTCGATGTGTAATAAGGCAAGAGTACGGGATTGTAGCCTATATACGAACCACCACCGCCAGGCCCTATGAGCAGCGGATCAGATGCCAAATGGACGTCGACAGCCGCAACCTTCTCTTGCCCCGTGGCTGTCTGCCATGCGGCAAAAGTCGCATAGGTCGTAGAATTCCATCTGATAGAGAACGCACCCGTGTTGAAGTAGTCGTTGCCTACCACAGTCATGCTTGATGGGTTACCATCCACCTCAAAGGCGGAGATGAATGGCGAGCCGTTCACCGAATAAAGCACGTTGTTGGCCACGCGCCCAGTTTGGATTGACACATGGGAACCGCCAAGGCTGATGCACGACCTTGAAATATTGCCATCGGAATAAACGGTGTTGTTATAGACGTCGCCAGACTGTGCCCTTGTGCTGTCACTACCGAATGAAATTCCACCACTCAAGGTCGTGAATAGTTGGCAGTCATTTTGGCTGATGCAGAAGCGGATGGTTTTGGTCGTGTCTTGTAGGATAGTAGCGTCGTCGAAGGCATATAGCTGATGCCCGGCACCATGGTTGTCGTGAGAATAGCAATACTGGATCGTGCAATTCTGGCAGCCGCCGTCGAGTCCAAAACCACCTCCGTCGGCCGTCGAGCCTGTCCGGTTATGGTGTGATTCGCTGAACTGTATTACGACGTTGGTTGAGTCCGCCGTCCAAATTCCGATCGCGCCGCCGGATACAAAATTGCCGTTTGTGCCATTATTATATGCCTGGCAAAATTGGAACAGGCCTATGTTAACCTCGGACATGAAAATTCCGGAACCGACCCAATTACCGGCGCCAGCCTTCCCAAGGTTGTTGTATGCGATACAATTTTGGATGGTGATATTAGAGTGCGACGCGCGACCGTTTGATAGAAGTCCATAACCAGGCGACGATCCTACATAGATTCCGGCAGACCCAAGCGCGCCGGTATAATTCCCAGTGCAATCATGAACGATGCAGCCGTCAATCAGGACATTGCCAAAGCCAGACGTTCCAGTGCTACCTGAGATGTAGATGCCGTTTAAGCCAAACCCGCTGACTGTACATCGTAGGATTGAAATCCCAGATATAGTTGTATTACCGGCTTGGTTATTATCGAACTGTATTCCATGGCCGGTGTTGGTGAGCGTGCTGGTGCCGGTGAATATAAGATCCTGGACGGTGATACCACCCATATTTTGGGCGAAGAAGGCAGCCCCAGAGCCACCGGCGATCGTGGCGTTGCCGGTTCCATATGAACCAATGATAAGCGGCGTCGCGGACGCTAGGCCATTCGATGGGGTAACCGTGCCGCTAAACGATTGGCCGCCAGCGAAAAGCACATTTGTGCCCTGGACAGTCCATGTAAAGCCATTCACTTTCGCGATGGTCTGCCAGGCCGTTCCAGGCGTCAGCCCGTTGTTCGAGTCGAGGCCGCCGACGCCATCTACATAATATGTCAAGGCCATCAGCGCGCCCTCATCCAGGCAATGTGCCGCCGCAGGCCAAATGGCGGGTCAGTAGGGATGGGCGTCTCAAGTAGGTCGATTTCCATCACCCACGAGTAGAATGTATCGCCCGTATACGAGCCGGCGGGTGTTGTCAGACTGACCTGGCTCAGGGTATTGAGCTGGTAATTATTCGTGTTCGCGCCGATCGATGCTGACCTAGACGCGGCCGTGCAGTTCGCGCCACTGAAATGCATCGCGATAACGAGCGGCTTGCTTGGGTCGTAGAAAAATTGCGGCGATAGGTCTGATGCCGCATAGGTCTGGGCGCCGCTTAGTGCAAGACTAGCCGAACCTGACCATTTGATCTGCGCTTGGTCGCCACCAAAATTGACGCCATTGGTGCCGCCGCCGCTGCTCCCGATGTAGAGGCCATCGAGATTGCCGCTTGTGCCAGTCTGCGATTTGATGATGACGCTTGCCCGCACCGGCCCTGTGTAGACGCTATTCAGACTGGTGACAGGGATGACCTCACGAACATCGGTGCCGTTCGCCGTGCCGCCATAGCCGCTGTTTGTGTTCGGCATGGTGTCGGAGAACGCGATAAAGGTAGTCATCGGCGCCGCCTTTCATTCGACAGCGCCGATCGCCGATTAGATCTCAGCAAAAACCTCGTACCAATTCCACCCGGTCACCGTACCTGGCGCGGTCGGGAACCAGAACTGATAAAGCTGCGCCGAACCGGCTGGCGCGACGATCGCCTCTGGAGGAGTCGAGACGAAGAGATATCCATTGAGCACGTTGAAGTTATCGTCGATCAACGTGGTAATGGTGCCAGTGGCCTCGGTATCGGTCGAGATGCCAGTGCCACACTTGCCAATAGCCGGGACAGCTGCACCAGCTAGCGACGACGCCGGATCAATCTTCTTCAAGGCCGCCGGGCTCGTAGTGATAAAGCCAGTACCGCCTGTTGGTGTCTTAAACCCAACCTGAACGCGCTGCTGGGCACTCGTCGCATTGGCGGCCTGCCCAACCGCGTGGCGGATGAAACTGATGTTGGCGGCGGGCGCGGCGGCTGGCCAGAGGTAATTCAGCGTCGAGGCGCCAGTGATGGTAATGCCGGTCGTGGTGGTCGCCGCGACAGAGCCTAGGATATATTCACGCATTGACGTAATCCTTATGTTGAGAGTCCAACGCCACCACGGCGTTCATTGCTTCACTTCAGTCTTCGTTTCAGACCCAGTACCCTGGAGCGGCGCTAAATATCTGCTCCCGCCGCGAGCGCTCTACCCAGAGCTTGCTGCCCATGGGTGTCAAAGCCCGCAAGTGGCCTTGCCTGTACTCAAGCCTGCAGGCGTTCTCACCGGTATGTACATCATTACGGTAGATGCCCCAGAAGAAGGTATAGCCCTTCTGAATCCAGTCGGTGCCTAGCGTCCAGGTAGCGCCATTCGAATCGGTGATTATCAAGGCCGGCGGAACGGTCACATAAGGTTCGGTGCGGTTCTCTCGCACGTACTTGACGCGGCGATGAAAGCCTTCGAGTAGCTCGCTATCGCGGAGAGCTGGGCGACTCATAGTGCTAAGTACCGCTTGCGCATTGGGCATTTGCCCCTAGAATGAAGTCAAAAAACGAACAAAAGCAACAAGCAAGGCTTTCATTAGAATAGATCCTGATGCCGGAGAGAATAATCACGAAACTATTTTGAAATACCGCTTGACTGCGCGGGGCATTTGCCCTACATTAGTGCTTGTGGTGCTATATGGCCGCTGAAGAAGGGAAGCTGGGTCACCGAGGGTGGTCACCGCCCCAAACACTCAGCCCTTCCGACATGGAGGGATGGAAGTGACAAAAGAAAAAGAAGAAGCCTTGGAACGATTGGATGAGGCTTGCCGCGCTGTATTGGACGCCAGAAAAGCCCTGAAGGACGCCGAGAAAGCTAAGTCTGTCGCAGCGGACGCATTTATCGCCGCCAGCAAAGCGGAGGAATGAAAATGGCATACGACGCAGGTAACCCAGAACACGTTGCCGCATTCTTGCGGGGCCATCAGTACGACTGGACTCGCGATGGCTACTGGACTGATATCGGGTTGCTGTTTTTCTGAGCTGGGAGAATGGACAATGACAAGACTGCGCCCGGGAGCCTTCCGTTTCGATACGATCAGCTTCCCAGATTTAGGAGCAAAGACAATGACACAGTTTCACGAAGGCCAGGAAGTGGAAGTGACGAAGGGCTTTGACGGCAATCCACTGGGCTGGCGCAAGGCGAAGATCGTTCAGATTATCTGGCTTGACGTTATTAAGCATCGCGAACATCAGTTCGAAGTTGAGTTTCCTGATGGCACAGGAGCCGTGTTCGATACAGCCCATATTAGGGAGTGTGAACAATGACCCAATTTCATGAAGGGCAGGAAGTGGAGGTGCTGGCCAATGGCCATAGAAAGAAATAAGGTTGAAATCGCGCTGGACGGCAAGAGTATACAAATTACGCTATCTTGTCGCGATAATTACGAGGCCAATGTGCTCTATGACGATCTTGTAAGCCGGGCTCGTAACGAGGGGAAGTTATCAATATCAATGACCATGAGAGCTGACGCCGAGAATGCCCCAACGCGTATAGGCAAGTTCGATATCTTGGGCGGACCAGAGCGGTGAAATCGAGTAAGGAAATCAAATGATCCAGTTTCATGAAGGTCAGGAAGTGGAAGTGCTGCTTGTTGCAAAAGACATCGGCGACAATGCACATTGGCGCAAGGCGAAAATCGAAGGCATGCATGGCGACAAATATCTGGTGAGATTCACCGATGGGACTTATGCGGATTTCGATGCGGATCATATCAGGGCGATAAAGGATACGCTTGCGAAACGTCAATATTTACAATGGGGCCAAGATATCGAAGTACTTTGACGTTTCGGCATGTGGCGTCCTGCGGTGCAATCTCTGCCCGCCACATAGCGAAGCGCCAGAAATGGAGCGGTTAGTCCTAGGCACAAATGCGCGGATTATCGCCCGCAACGCTTCACCCATAAACTAGGAGAACACAACAGATATGAAAACGCGTGAACAGAAATTCCAGGCCATTTGGGATCGGGCTATTATGCTTGACGCCCACGGCAAAACAGAAACATTCTTGGACCTTTCCAAGTGGCTAAACAAGAATGGATTTCGTAACCAAGCGGGGAAGCCATATGCTCCTGTTCCGCGCGGTATTGCCAAGGTTGTCGCCTCTGCATATACCTATGCCGTCCGCAAATTTGGGCATAAAAAGGCCCTTCCGATCGCGAACTCTTTCACTGGATCGTCTGGAGAATATGCCTGGCCTGATTGACGTTTCGGCCTGCCGGTGTTCGCCCGCCGGCAGTGCGAAGCGCCAGAAATGGAGCAGTCCTAGGATGAATGCGCGTATAGTAGTGCCCGCGACGTTTCACTAGAGCGAAACGATCATGACGTTTCGGCCTGCTGCTGATCCTTTAGTGTGGCGTTATGCGCCGGGGCAGCAGCAGTGCGAAGCGCCAGAAATGGAGGCAAAAATGCGCGGTATAGCGTAGGCTCCGCGACGCTTCACCCTCAAACAAAGGAAACGCAAATGAAAAACAAAACCAACGTACCAGCCGTCTCTCACGCCGCCGGACTAGCCGCACGCGCTATTGCCCGTCTAGAAGCCGCTGCGGAAGCCGTACACGCCCAAGCCAATGGCGGACGGGGCTTTCAGGCTGTAAGCTCAAAGGATGGGTTTGCGGCCACTATTAGGCACGGGAAGACTCTTATCGAAATACAGAATGACAGCTTTGCTGTTAGACAGGTGGATTGATGCCTGTCGTCCTAAAGATTTTGCTAACGATCGCGGCGCTCTCTCTTGTCGCAATCGTCTTGTTCGAGATATGGCAATTTCCAGATTGAGGAGTGAAAGATGAAATTCAACCGGCATTTGTTCTATGCGCGTTGGGTTCAATATCCCTACTATCTCGTCAAGTTCACGATAGCCAAGGCCGTTCGCAAGGCCTGCAATTGATGGATTGAAGATGAAAGACCTTATCGATCCTGAATTTTTCAGGTTCTTTGACGAACACCCAAATGCCGAAGCTACAGTCATAGCGACAATCATCATGATTGTCGCTCTAGCTATCTTACTTTGACGCTAGCCCATGGGCATTACGGTGCCCATGCACGAGCGCCAGAAATGGAGGCAAAAATGCGCGGTATAGCGTAGGCTCCGCGACGCTCGGCTACTTCCACACAAACGGCGCTAGCGCGGCTATCAAAAAGCAGATGGCCGTGATCAAGTACATGATGTCTTGGAAGCGCTGCATGCCTACACTAGGCCGTAGGCCAGAAGAGCGAGAGCCGCTGACATAATTAAAATTCCTAACCATGGCTTGCGGCCTAGTTTTTCTAAATTCATCATCGCGGCCATGAAGAGGGCCGCCCCGATAATGAAGGAAACCATTCTCGTGACTCTCACGCCCCCCAATAGCGCGGATCAATGCCGAATACCTGGATCCAGAATTCATATTCTGCGGCCACGCCGATCTGCGTCGTATCGTACAGGATGAGCATTGTCCGGCCTCGGAATGTTTTGAGCTGCCGGTTAGCTACTCCGGTCCTGCGCGTCCCTAGCCCAAGTCCGGACCGGTGGCCGTAACGCGCCATGCTGCTCACACCACAGCTCAAACTCAGCCAGAAAAATGCCCGCAGTACGTCGCGGGCTTAGTTGGCTTAGTAAGGAAACACATGAACCAGCTGCGCTACGTGCAAGGCCTAGAACCCGCGCGGGACCAGCATGAATATATGACAATGCATGCTTTTTGCCCATTGTCAAGGGCATGTGCCCTCTGGGCAGTTCATAAATCATCCCGGTAGGTTGCCCCCATCGACAGAAGCTTAGCCACAACCCCAAAACATATGCCAGCAAACATAAGCCCAAGCACGATGCCGGCGGCGATGCCACACACCAGCGCAGTTGCCGCCAGGAACCAGCATGGATTCATTTTTCAACCCATAGCTTCTTTCGCGGCGGCCTCGAGCGAATTCATAGCCTCTTCCTTTGTGGCTCTTTTGCCTATTTCCTCGCCATCCTCGCTAAGCATAAGCCAGCACCTCCACGGCGCCGCCTCGTGCTTCTCGTAATAAGCTTTATAATTCACCCAGTTACGCCTTATGTATTCTTCGGCTTCTGGCCCTGGCTCTTTTTTGTAATGATCCCATTCACGCCATTTCTCTGGCACCACGCGCATTATGCAGCCAATATAAATGTTACCCACAAATAGGTTTTCTTCATCCCATCTCATCTGCGCCCACCTACCCGCTTAAGCATCACCGCAAGCAAATACAGAACTTGCGCCGCCATTCCCTCAGAACTAACCATAATTTCCCTTTCATGCACCGCCAGCATGCGCAGCGCGCTGAATCCACGGCGGCTAAGCCGCTTTAGCGGCCCCTCTAGCTGCCGTAGTTCTTTCTCAAGCCATATGGCCTTCTCCGGGCTCACGCCGTTGCCAGAACCCCTATCATCGCCAGGAAGCTGCGGTATGCCCGTCATGGCGCCCGCTGGCAGCTTCGCGGCATAAAAGCACCGTACCATACCGGCGTATTCGATACCGGCATCATAAAGCTCTGTACGCAGTTTATGGCGCATGACGAACCGGCCTAGCGGTGATTCCTGTTTTTGATCCTCGCGCTCGCCACGCCTATGCGGCTGGGCTAATACCGTAAGCTTCTCGACATTCATCGCGTCGCGGGCGTGATCATCCATGCGGCGTATGCGGCCATTGGGTTCACGATGGCCAGGTTTTCGTTTCCTTCCAGGAATGCCCATTCACGCCGCATCCCTCATTGCCGCCTTAACGCGCTCAGTTGCTTCCGCAAAATAGATCGGAAGCATTCCGCCTGGGCCTGGCCACATGTCGCAGCACATCTTCCGGCCAGCGCAATTAGACGCAAGACAACACGCCATACATAGAAGCTTGGCTTCCGCAACCACCTTTTTCTCAAATTCAGTCAACACAGCACCCTATCCCAATAGAAATCCGCCCTCGTTGATTCGTTCAGCGTGTTGATAATTTCCTCGATTAGGCCATCGTCGGTATCTATCCACGCGTAGGCGATATGAACCCATTCGCCAGTTTGGGCTCTTCGCGCTAGTTCAAGCTTGAACTTCATGGCAATATAACTTCAAAATGGCGCTTAAGATGTTCCGGCATACTAGCCCACCATTCAGGGCTTAGTGTCCATGGTTGCCATGGTTTCATCCCGTTCGCCATCGGCCACATTAAAATGCACAGTTCTTGCACCGTCATGTCTTCCGCCGGCTTGAATATAACTTGGGTGGCAGTACTCGTCATTTAGGCTTCCCTTCCTCTATCGCGGGAAAACACATCCTTTGTCGCGTTGTCCGGATCGATTGGATTGCCAACATGCAGATCCTGCAACAGCTTACTGAATCCAGCAATAATGCGCTGTTTTGCAATTGCGTCGTTCTGTGGAACCTCGACTGATAGCTTTGACACGTAAACGCGTCTTCGCTGCATATCTCGCGCTGCAAACGCCTCTGCTGATTGGAACAATTCAGCAGCAGTTGGCAAAAAGCGCCCATCGCCAAGCTTGCCCTTCGCGGCATATTCGCAGGCTTCGACGACGAACTCTGGCTTTCGCGTTCCTAAAACTTGCCAATAGGCAGATAGCTTAGCCTTTCGTTCAGTCTCGTCGCCTGTCTGCTGATAGCATAGGAGTAACTTGGCCAGTGCTTTCTTGGCGTCTTGTTCTGTCGTCATTTTCGCCCTCTTCCAAAAATGCCCTAATTGCGCCTGCGGTGCCGTTGCTGCGTCCGGTAGGCCCGGCGCGCGCCCGGAATTTTTTCCAATTCCTAACCCACGTGCGCCACGCTGCAGGCCAGTCTGCCATCCGGTTTCCTAGCTTGCGGTGGTGATCGCGGAACTGATCCCACTCTTCGTCAATTTGTCGGAACGTCATTCCGGCGTCACCAGCAAACACCTCATCCTTTGCTGTTGGTTCCTGGTCTTCCGCTATTGCGGTTTTAACAGACTTGCGCTTGGCATTGGGCTGCGAAGCAGCCAATACAGATCCTTTAGGATCTGTATCTATATGTGGTTGTGGTTGTGGTTGGTAGGATTTTGCTCTAGCATTGCTACTAGCATTGCTAGCCTTCTTTTGCCCACCAAGTTTGCCAGACGCGCGGCGCCTTTCATATTTGTTTTCAGCATCTTGCAGTTCTTTTTCAATGCGCTTGTGTATCCACCCTTTGTTGGTTATCGTAAAAAAGGACGCCAAAACAGCACCGTCGATGTTCCACTCTTCGGGCGTTGTGCCAGCGATTTGCTGTAGCAATGCTAGATCGTTTGGAAGGCCTCCGTGGCGCCAATAGTGGCAAATAAGAGACATGTAAGATCCGCGATTTTGGCGAGATAAATGCATCGTGTCGGCGACGAAGTCGGCCACATAAAGCGGCATCCACGGGCGGCTCATCCAAACCTCGCAAACATGCGGCGCAGGGCAAAAGCCCTCGCGTAGCTTACACCGATCATCGTAACATTCAAGGACACAGCTTCGGTTATCGGAATGGCGAAAAGCCACAGAACAAGCTGCGATAGTCCAGCGCCGATAAGCGAATTGGCAATTGCCTCGGCGTGCGAATTGGCGATGTGCTGGATCATTTGTTGCTTCCGAACCAAAAAATAAGGCCCAGCACATAGATCATTGTCCATACTAGCAACCCGCAAAGCCCATCCGCATGCTTGTCAACAAATTCAATTAAGCTCATTTCTTCTCGCCACGCTGCAGCAGCGCCATAATATCGCTTATGGCAGTTGCATATTTTTCGTTTTCCACCATTCTGCATCGCACCAATTCTAGGGTATGTATAACAGTGGAATGATCTAGGCCGAAATGATCGGCAACCTGCTTGAATGAAAACTTTACAAGGCTAAGGGTGTTACCACATGCGCGAACCTGCCGGCAAAGAGTATGCATAAGATAGATAGCCACATGTCGTGCATCGGCTATATTTCTGTTGCGAGATCGGCCGCGCACTAAAGCAACTGGCAAGCCAAAATAGTCGGCGGTTACGGCGATGACAGACTTTGGCATCACGCGTGCACCGAATAGCCGCTCATCAATTTCTCGTCGTCTGGCTGCTACACTCTCAAATTCAGGCTCTGGCAACGAAGGCACCATCCATGGTGTTTCAGGCTCCGGCACTTGTGTAAGCATGGGTAACGTAGGCGACTGTGGTGGCCATAACCGCTTGCGCACAGCCTTGTAATGGGCGGATAATTCCGGTAGTGTGCGTGTCTCAACTAGACTCATGCGGGTGTCCTTTCAAGCAATTTGACGCGCAGGCATTGCCATTCGTCGAGTATGTCCAGAGCCTGACTTTGTGTGAATGCCACGGCATGCGGGACAGCATTGGAGATACACCATGTTTGAAAGGATTCCTGCTCGTCCGTGAGCTTCTCGCCTTCTCGTTTCAGTTCAAGACAATGCATTTGCCCAGTTGGTGGAACGAGAACGAAGTCCGGCCAACCCTTTTGCTGGCCCATTCTCTTAAGCTTTACGGCTGTCCGAATGTCTCGCACCTCGCCGTGTCCTATATGCGTCCATTGCCAGTCAGGGCGGGCGTGCTCACGCAGGACTTTGGCTACGGCTGTATGCAGTACTAATTCCTTGGGGCGCGGCGCTTTCCGAACACGCGGCTTAATGCCTGCAGCAAGGCGCAGGAAAGGAATGGCTGCTCTCATTCCGCAGCCTCGTCGATAGCACGGCGCCTAGCCTCTTCGCTCTTATTCATTCCGACAGGCCCAATTGTCCGCGTAGATTTATATGGCTGCGGCTCACAACCAAACAGAGGCCCAGCGTCGGCCTCACGCCCGCGCGCCTTCACCGACGCATGCTTGCGTGTTGTCTTCCCATCGAGAATGAGAGACATTCGGCGCTCGATATCAGCATGGTATTCAGCCTCGCGCTCTATAAGGATGGCGTTGAAGCCTTCACGATATGCGGCTTCACCTGTTGTGCCGGTACCGGCAAACATGTCGAGGGTAGTTCCGCGCGGCGGGGTGACTAGGCGGCAAAGCCACTGTATGAGATCGATGGGCTTTACGGTTGGATGTTTGGAACCAAGCCTGTCGTCGCCGTCAGCTTTTGCGGTATAAAAATAACGCGCGGATGAGCCGGAGTCGCTATTTCTTTCAAACGTGCTATACGGGATCGTCCCGCCAAGGAATTCTCCTTTGAAAGACGCGTCTCCATGTTTCCTTTTGTATGGCTTAACATCGCCGCTCGTTGTCTCCGGAAACCCAGCCAGCACTTCCTCGCTACCATCGTGGCAAAGGTTGGCTGGCCAGCGTGAAGAGGCCGCCTCACGAGAGTGAGGCGGCAATCCATATCCGTTGCCGTAAATTTCTCCACGCTTACCACTTATATTGCCACGTGCGTGCGTAGTCCTTGGCTGCGATTTAATGCGACACGCCCCAATATTTAGCGCCCCAGTTCCCCATCTCAAAACATTCGCGGCAATCGTTGGCTCAGATAGCGGCTTGCGTGCGAGGCAAATTGGCTCGTGTGCTGGCTTAAGGGACGTTCCTAATTCTGGCCGTCCAATCTGGGCCATTGATCGACTTTTTGGAAATCCGGAACCGAAGATCCAGGCAAGCAGATCCCGTATCTCAAATCCAGCATCCTCGATCGCCGACGCAAGCCTATGGTAACTACGGGTTCCTGCAAAAGATACGATGTGGCCACCTGGTTTAAGAACCCTAAAAACTTCCTTAGCCCATCGGTAATGGAAAAACTGGACCGAATTCGGCGATGCCCCAAATTTCTTTACGTGAGAGAGCATCTCTGCATGGAATATAACTGAGTCCCAAGAATCTCCTGGCTCGTGCCTCACCCATTCATCAACGGCCTTGGCCCATATTTCGAAGTCATTCTTCTTCTTTGCCCTAAGCGGGAAAGCGCGAAATATTTGAACTAGCTTCATGCAGTCTAGCTTCTTAGATACGACCCACTTGACCATTTGGTTGCCGCCATCGCGGCGATCTTGGAATCGAATTGTTCCGATGCCAGTCGCTGTATGAACGTATTTAAGAATGGAGGAATCATCCGCCCGGATATGGATAATAAATTCACAGCAATATCCGCCGCCTTCTGAATTTATTTTTCTAGATACGAAGCATCCCTCTCCGTCTGCGAACCCGGCCAGCCAATTACCCAATCCGACATCAAGATCAACACTTTCTGAAGCATCCCACGCCTTCCCCATAAATCCACCGCTAAGACGCTTAAATGAGCCATCCCTTCCGGGCTTACACTGGGAGGCATCTTCAGCGCCAAATCTCTTCGAAATAGATTCAAGAAAATACGGCGGATCGGTAACAACACTATCGACGGAATTATCCGGCAATTCCCTCAGCACCTCACGGCAATCCCCATCATGCAGCACGACACGCCCCTCAAGGAATGTCTTGCTCATGACGCGCGCGCCCACCGCCGTGTCGTCACGCGTATCGATGGCAATGGTGTCTGCCACCGCTTCAGATCTACCAGATGGCCATCGCAAGCCGACACGGGATCCAGCCCAAGCGGGCTCTCCTGCGCTTCT